CAAGCCAGGCGACAGCCGTTTTCACCCGCGTGTCATCGGTCGCCTTGTCGCGCTCGAACTCCTGATCCCTTTCCTCGCGGACGATTTCGCCCGGCGTGGCCACAACCTCGCCCGACTTCTGCCGGTCCATCCGCCGCAGCGCCTTCAGGATCGCGCCAATCTCATGCCGGGCCAGCCGTGAGCGAGCGGAGAGCGAGAATTGCCGTTCGACATCTTCCGGCGCGAACAGCAGAACACAAGCAGCAGGGTCACGATCCCGGCCCGCGCGGCCCGCCTCTTGCAGGTAGTTCTCCAGCGACCCCGGAATGTCGCCATGCACCACCAGGCGGATGTCGGGCTTGTCGATGCCCATGCCAAAGGCATTCGTCGCGGCGATCACCCGCAACTGGCCGGTGCGGAAGGCCTCTTGCACATCGCGCTTGCGGTCAGGCGGCAGGCCTGCGTGAAAGAAATCCGCCGCCAGCCCCTGCCCCTTCAGAAACTCCGCCACCTTTTCCGTAGCACTGCGCGTCGCACAATAGACCACCGCCCCCGATGCCCCCTCGGGCGGCAGGTTCGCCTCGATCGCTGACAGGATATCGGTCAGCTTGGTCGCCTTTTGCGTGGGCAGCACGGCGAAGGACAGGTTGGTGCGCACCGCGCCGCCATCCAGCAGCATGAGGTCGACCCCGAGGCGCGTCTGGAAATGGTCGCGGATATCACGCACCACCTCGGGCTTGGCCGTGGCGGTCAGGCACAGGACCGGCGCCGGGGCATCACCCGAGAACTCCTTGATGAATCGGCTGACATAGCGGTAGTCGGGGCGGAAATCATGGCCCCATTTGCTGATGCAATGCGCCTCGTCCAGCACCCAAAGCCCGACCTCGCGCTGTTGCAGCACGGTGCGGATCGACGGCGACCGCAACTGCTCGGGCGAGATCAGCAGCATCGCCGCATCCCCCATCCGCACCTTTTCCAGCGCGTCATGCCGTTCGGGCAGCGACAGCATGCCGTTCACCGTGACGGCGCTGGAAATCCCCGCCCGCGCCAGCCCCTGCACCTGATCGGCCATCAGCGCGACCAAGGGCGAGATCACCACGGTCAGCGCCCCGGTCTTGTCGAAGCGCGATAGCGCCGGGATCTGATAGCAGACCGATTTGCCGGTGCCGGTGGGCAGGATGCCCAGCACGGATTTCCCCGCCATCGCCTCGGCCACGATACGCTCCTGCAAGGGGCGGCCCATGTCATCAACGGGCTGCGGGCGGAAGGACGGAAAGCCGAACCACCGCTCCAGCGCGGTGTTCGGGTTGTTCTTCTGCGCGCACCAGCCGCAGGCCTGATCGCCGCAGTTGGTGTCGCGCAGATGCCGCACGATCCGCCCCGCCTGCGGGAACTGCAGCCGCACCCAGGGCGGCATGACCGAGTCCCCGCCAGCAACCGAAATCCACGACAGCGCGTAAGCCATCGGCCAGCCGTTGCGCGGGTCGGACAGACGGCCCAGCGTCTGGTCCAGCCGATGATTGCAGGCGCGCCCGTCAAGCAGGCGACGGATGGCCGCATGGGCGGCGGCTTCATTGGGGGCGGGACCACACAGGAATTGGAACAGCGCGTCGAACCCGGCCGAGGCTTCGCCCCGCGTCGTCAGATGGTGATAGGCCAGCAGTGCATCCGGCGCCTCATGCCCCAGCCGCGCAAAGGCCTCGATCTGATCCGCCAGCACCTGCAACGCCAGCCGCGCGTCCTGTTCGGGGTCATTCACATGCCCAACCTGCAGTCGACCGTCCTGATAATGCTTGACCAGATGGTGATATGGGTTGCGCGGAAAGGCCAAGGGGTTCAGCCACAGCGTATCAATCGGTGCAGTCCCCAACGCCGCCAGCCGCGCCCGGTTGGCCACCAAATGCGGCAGGTCGTGTCGGAGGATATTGTGGCCGACAAGATGCGCCGCCCCGTCGCAGAACGCCTCCAGCCGATCCAGCGCGGGCTCCAACGCGGCCCCTTTGTGAACCAAAAACCGCTCTTCGCAGACTGCGGCAAAGGCAAACAGCCGCGCCGATTTGGGATCAACCTCCAGATCGATGGAAACACAGCGCGACAAAAAATGGGCAAGATCAAAGGTCAAACGTCGAGCATCCGAATTCCAAGGGCCGACAAGGGCTTCCAAGCCATTGATAACCTTGCCACCAGGATTCGATAGCCTTAGATTTCAGCCGCGAGACGCTTTTCGGTCGCGGCATGCACTTTCTGCTGCCAAGTCGAAATCTGACTGTTCCTAGATGCAGACTGCCTGCTCAAGGTGTGTTTATCGCTGTGCCCAGCAGTCTGCGTCATCGGCTGGATGGCTGAGCATCATGCCGGGACGGCGATCCGATACACTCTGCCCCGCGCATCGTCCTTAGAGGTGGTCCTGGTTTTTCGACCAGCTTTTTGCCGCAATAAGCTCTAGCATTGGTTTCATTTCAGGCGGCAGCTTTCAGGTTCGGGTCTTGAGTATCATAGGCCTCTGCCGGGGTCAGCAGACCATGCGATGAATGTGGGCGTTTTTCGTTGTAATAGCTGAGCCACGCACCGATCCCACGCCTCGCCTCTGAGCCAGTCTCGAAGGCGTTCAGATAGACACACTCGTATTTCAGGGACCGCCAGAGCCGTTCGATCATTCGGTTGTCGATCCAGCGGCCACGCCCATCCATGGAAATCTTCACCGTGGCGTCGAGCAGCACCTGGGTGAAATCGATGCTGGTGAATTGCGATCCTTGGTCGGAGTTGAAGATCTCCGGCGGCCCATACTGGACCAAGGCATCTTTCAATGCCTCGACACAAAATCTCACATCCATGGTGTTCGACAGCCGCCAACTCAGGACCTTGCGACTGTACCAGTCCATGATGGCCACCAGGTAGAGGAAGCCGCGCCGCATCGGGATATAGGTGATGTCGGTGCACCAGACCTGGTTCGCTCGGGTGATAGGCAAGTCTCTGAGAAGATATGGATATATCTTGTGCGCGGGATGCTTTTTGCTGGTCTTGGGCTCTTGGTAGATCGGGACCAACCGCATTATCTTCATCAGCCGCCGCACCCGGTGTCGCCCACATTTGTGGCCTTCTCGTTGCATGTGGCGGGCCATTTGCCGTGACCCATACCACGGCGTCTCAAGAAACTGCTTGTCGATGATTTCCATGAAGCGCAGATTCTCGGCGTTTTCGCCCCGAGCCTGATAATAGAAGGTCGAGCGCGTCAAGGACAGCAGCGTGCATTGCCGCCGCACGCTCACGTCAGGATGATCTTGATTCACCGCTTTTTGCCTCCAGTTCCGAGGATGAGACTGGAGGCATCGGCCAAAAAATCGCGTTCCACGACAAGCTGTCCGATCTTGGCGTGAAGTTTCTCGACCTCTCGTTCGGAAATCAGCGGCTGAGCAGCCATCTTGCCATCAAATGCAGAGGCCATATGCGCGATTGCTGCCTTTTTCCAGCCGGTGATCATTGTCGGATGAATGTCGTATTTCTTGGTCAGCTCGGCCGTCGTCAGCTCTTCGCGGATGGCTTCCAACGCCACCTTCGCCTTGAACTCCGATGTATAGCGCTTGCGTTTCGTCATTTTAGTTCGGTTCCTCATCAGTCGCTAAAGCTTAGCAAATGGTCCGGAATCCCGCGACCACCTCTGCGGTGTCTGCCGACCCGCATTCCATCGGCTTCCACATCTCGGCGCTCTATTCGCCGTTGGGCTGGAAAAGCTGGCAGCAGATCGCGCGGGATTGGCTGGCGGCGCAAGGCTCGGAGGAAATGCTGCGCGCCGCGCGCAACACGCTGCTGGGCGAGACATGGGTCGAGAGCGGCGATGCACCGGAATGGCAGCCGCTGGCGGAACGGCGCGAAGCCTATGGCGGGGCGCAGGTCCCTGTCGGTGGTCTGTTCCTGACCGCCGGTGTCGATGTCCAAAAGGACCGGATCGAAGTCGATGTCTGGGCCTGGGGTCGGGACAGGACAAGCTGGCTCGTCGATCACATTGTCATTGCCGGTGGACCCGACGATCCCGCCTGCTGGGACAAGCTGACGGCCCTCCTCGGGCGGACTTGGGCTTGCGCCAACGGCGCGGTGATGGTGATCGGCAAGCTGGCCATCGACACCGGCTATGAAGCACCGGCGGTCTACGCATGGGCGCGGAAACAGGGGTTCGACCAAGTTTCGCCAATCAAAGGGCTGGAAGGGTTCAACCGCGCGACGCCGGTGTCGGGCCCGACCTTCGTCGATGCGACCATCGGTGGCAAACGTCTGCGCCGGGGTGCACGGCTGTGGTCGGTGGCCACGGCGACGTTCAAGACCGAGACCTACCGCTTCCTGCGGCTGGACCGTCCCAGCGACGAAGATCGGGCGCTGGGCGTGCTGGACGCGCCCGGCACCGTGCACCTGCCCGAGTGGATCGACACCGAATGGCTGAAGCAGCTGGTGGCTGAACAGCTGGTCACCGTGCGCAACAAGCGCGGTTACAGCCACCCCGAATGGCAGAAAATGCGCGAGCGTAACGAGGCGCTGGATTGCCGGGTCTATGCCCGCGCGGCGGCGTGGATCATGGGCGCGGATCGCTGGGACGAGGCGACATGGCGACGGCTGGAAGAACAGGCTGGGGTGGAAACCCGCTTGGCACCACAACCCACTGCTCTTTCTGAACCAGCAGCACCCGCCGCGCCAAAGGCCGGAACACCAACAACGCCACGGCGCAAACGCCGGGCCTACACACCGAACTTCATGAGGGATTGAGATGGATCTGGAACGGATGCGCGCCTTGCTCGCAGCGCTGCAGGAGGCACGTTACGCGGGCGTCCGCTCTGTCAGCTATGACGGTAAGTCGATCAACTACGGCTCGGACGTAGAACTTGCCAACGCGATCAGTGACTTGGAAACCCGGATTGCAACCGCCACCACTGGCACCCCACGTCGCCGTCGCTGGGGCATCGTTGCCTCCAAGGGCCTGTGAACCATGGCGTTTGAAGCGTTCCGCCAGCGCATCGGCAGCATCATTGGCGGCTTCGATGCGGCGCAGGCCCATCGTCGCCTGCGGGGCTTCCGAGCATCACGCGCCCATGTGAACACGCTGATCGCCGCATCCGGCGACACGATCACCGCCCGCGCGCGCTGGCTGGTGCGCAACAATGGCTATGCGACCAATGCGGTGGAGTCTTTCGCCAGCAATGTCGTCGGCGATGGCATCAAACCCTCGTCGACCATCGCGGATGCGGCAAAGAAGGAAGAGCTGCAGGCGCTGTGGCTGGCCTGGACGGATGATGCCGATGCCGAAGGCCTGACTGATTTCTATGGGCTGCAACGCCGGGCGGCCCGAGAGGTGTTTCTGTCGGGCGAGGTCTTCATCCGCATCCGGCCACGCCGCGCGGAAGACGGTCTGAGCGTGCCTCTGCAGTTGCAGATGCTGCCTGCGGAAATGCTGCCCTTGGACATGAACCGCACCCTGCCTGGCGCGGGGCTGATCCGGCAGGGGATCGAATTCGACGGCATCGGCCGCCGCACCGCCTATCACTTCCTGCGTCGTCACCCGGGTGATCTGACCGACCCCGGCCTCACCAATGAGACCGTCCGTGTGGCTGCGTCCGATGTGATCCACGTGCTGGACCCAGTCGAGGCAGGCCAGTTGCGCGGCGTGTCGCGGTTTGCCGCCGCAATCGTCAAGCTGTTCACGCTAGATCTTTACGACGACGCTGAGCTGGAGCGCAAAAAGATCGCGGCAATGTTCGCCATGTTCATCACGTCGCCCGCCCCCGAAACTCCGTTGGAACCGACTGATGACGATCTGGAGGTTGAACCTGGTCAAGTCGTACGGCTGGATCCCGGCGAGGATGTCTCGACCCCGTCCACGCCAGATTCTGGTGGCACCTATGAGCTGTTCCAATACCGAACCTTGCTGCAAATCGCGGCGGCGCTGGGCATTCCCTATGGCTATCTGACCGGCGACACGGCGAAGGGGAACTTCTCCAATACGCGGATAAGCCTGATCGAATTCCGCCGCCGCATCTCAGCCTGGCAGCATGGCGTGCTGGTGTTCCAGCTCTGCCGCGCGGTGTGGTCCCGCTGGATGGATGTGGCCGTGTTGTCCAGGGCCATCGACCTGCCCGGTTATGACAGCCAGCGGCGGCAATATCAGGCCTGCGCCTGGTTGCCGACCAAATGGGACTGGATCGACCCGATGAAGGACGCGTCCGCAGAGATCCTGCAGATCGAGTCCGGGCTGAAATCCCGCACGCAGGCCATCTCTGAACGTGGCTATGACGCCGAACAGGTCGACCGCGAAATCGCCGCCGAACGCAAACGCGAATTGGCGCTCGGCCTCGACTTCCGGCGTCCGGGATCCCCGGCGCAGGGGCCGGGCGCTGCCAAGGGCAATGGCGACAGCCAACAAGATAACAGCGCCAACGACGACGAGGCAGACGTCAGCGCCGATGAAAAACCCGACGCCAAGGAGGGCGAATGATGCACCACGCCCAGATCGCCCAGCGCGCCTTCAA